CCACTATTTGAATCCGTGTTCATCACTTTGGCTGTGTTGCTGATCCTCTATTTCCCGTTTGTTCTTGCCGCCTTCACACGCGGCATTTGTTCATGCTTTCGGCTGGGCTTGCGCTTTTCGCTTGCTCACCCGATAGTTGTTGGACTCATTGGAACCGTGATTTCGAGGATCGCCCGCCTTCCCCCCCTCACCCACCCAGCTTATCCAACCATCTCACTTGTTCCCGCAACAATCGTGGTGCCCCACATCGTTTCATGCCCCAGGTTTTACTTAGATTTCTTCGTGATACTTGTGGTTATAATCCTACAACTTACAGCATTGCAGTGCGCCTTTTACAAGGTTTTCACACTGAACTCAGGTTTTCACTTTTCTTTCCACGTTAATTGTGGCGAGAATCGTGCTATCTGGGTTCTGCACCCTGCTGCTAGGTTTGGTTTTATAAAGACGATTTGGTACATCATTGATATTGTAGGAGCATTGCCTAAACGTCTCCGCCCCCAGGTAATCCAAGTACCTCCGAGCACCATGAGTCCGTTGGGAACCAAAATATATTGTATAGCACATCATGACCAGGAAAAGGAACGGGAAGTTCTTTCCTACAACATCGCCGGAACCGCACAAATCACTGTGTTCACGCCGGAATGTGTCAATGCTGTGAGAACCCATAATGCTATCAATGATAAACTTATGAATTGTAGTTCTTTCTCACTGGTTCTCAGGAACCATGGGCTCACTACACCACAAGTTAACGTTGGCATTCTTGGAGTTTCTTACGGCATGTGGTCGAAAGCCACTCGTGCCGTGCAATGTACACGGGCCCCAGAGATGTACACCTACAAATTTCAACCTGATGAATTCTGCTCTGTTGTGCCGGATCCAATGGGAGCATTCTTTCCTGGCTGTACGCCCGGCTGCGCGTTTGTGCCAGCCCGGACGCGCGGCAACACCGCTCATGCGATTAAAACCCGCATCATCGATGTTAGAAAGGACATGCCTCCCATCACTCCGTTTCAGCAAAGCCAAATCACTTCATTTATCACTGAGTACACGCGTGACATCAAAGACAGCCGGCAAGTTTTGCTTTCTGACGATGACGTCATTCGGATGCAGACCAAAGCCTCGCAGAAGAGAAGTAACGCGGAAGCGGTTACCTACACTGCCGAGGATTGGATTGCACACGTGCAAAGTAATGGAAAGACCACCCAGTCATTCCAGAAGTGTGAAGCAAGCATGAAGCCTGGCGATCCCAGGAACATCACGGTGATGCCCACGAAGGTCCGGCTGCAAAACTCCAGAATTGCATTGGCCCTTGCGAGAAATATGAAGAAGACCAAGTGGTACGCTTTTGGTCTGACGCCTGCACAGGTTGCCCAACGGGTCGCCCAGCATGTGTCGGATCCCAAAACGCGCATCATCGGCCTTGGTGATTATTCCCGCATGGACGGAACTGTCAACAGTTTGGTTCGAGAATTCGATCTCGCCTTCCTGTATGCCAACTTCGAGCCTTCTGAGCACAAAGAAATTTTAGAATGGTACAATCTCACCTACGGAAATGATGTTAACGCTGGCTATGGGCTTTGGTACTCTCAGGAGGAGTCCCAGGCCTCAGGCGACCCCTACACCTCCGCACTCAACACCGCACGAAATGCTTTCATCTGCTTCTGCTGCCTCATTGCTTCTAAGCTACCCGATCGTTCCACCATCTCCAATGAAGGTGCATATGAGAATCTCGGCCTGACCGCTGGTGACGACTCGATCCAGAGAAATCTGGACCCTGTTGAAACCACGAAAATGGCTGCGACCTGGGGATTCGTCCTCAAACTCGTTATGCGCACTCGTGATGAATCAGTGGATTTCCTCGCTCGTCACTATTCCCCAGCCGTGTGGAATGGTAGCTCAGAAAATATTTGCAGTCCTTTGCGCATGATAAGCAAGTTCCATCTTTCCAACGTTGTCAAGCAGTTTCCCGCTGATGTCATCGCCAACATGAAAGCCCGTTCAATTCTCACCAATGATCACAGTACGATCTTGGTTGGGCAATGGATGCGCATGATTGTGGCGCAGACACAGGCTGCATATGACGCATGGACTTCCAAGGCCACTGAAGGTTCGAAACAACACATTCGAATGACTATGGATTGGAATCACAGATGGGCAGTTTTCTCCGGTGCTATTGCTGAGACTTCATACCAACACGACACCTATGACGACAGGAATTGGCAGTATGCCATATTTCATTTAGATTTTGATCCCCAAGCAATGGCCG